AGTTGGGCCGCTACCGATGCAGTCGCAACAAACGCGACGAGCAGAGACTTGAAGAAACGCATATTCTCGAACCTCGTAGGATTGGGTCCGAGTGATTATAGCGTTATTTTTCCGCCGTCCTATTTCGTAGCCCACCCAACTTTGCAAGGACTCTGGCCGGGATCGCAAGTAAGAATCTGCACGCCCGTCGCGCCGGCCGGGCAATCGGGCAGAGTGTTAGCCAACGTCGAACCCGAAAGGATCGGCGACAAATCAGACTTTGGCAAACAACATGAAGATTTTGCTTCGCCATCCGGTAGAATTTCCACGTCGATAGTAAAACGGATTTTCATGGTATCCCTCATGAGCAGAAAAATGACACTTCGAACCGTTCAAATACTATTGATTTCGGCCGGGGTCGCGTGCCTTGGTGTTTCTTGTAGACAACAAAATCCCACAAAAATAACCCACGGAACTATCGCTGAAAAAGACTGTGACCATTCGAGAAGAATGCTAATCGTTACGAATCTCGGGCAAAGACGAATCAAAGGTGGGCACGCCGTCTTCCCGTCCGATCTTTCCACCCGTTACGCGATTGTCTTTGTCTTGGAGCCTGGATCATTGGAGGGCGAAGATTTCACTTCCTGCGTAGGTTTTTGCGAGGGGGTTAGGGTCACGCCGATCGTCGGTTGTGACTGCCCGCCGCCTTTCGTTTTGATATCGGGAGCGACACCGAAGTATTGAAGTATTTCCGCGATCTTCTCAGGTCGCTTTTCATTCGCAAGAATCTGAACCATATCCAAGTCGTCCGCTAAAAACGCATCAAAGTTGGCTTGCGTTTTATTCCCCCACCACTGCCAGAATCGAATGAGTCGCCTCGGTGATTTGAATAGCCAGATTAGAAACGCGACACAAAACCAACCAACGACGCCGACGAAAACGGCCGCCGGTAGTGCTGCGACAATCGGAGCGCCATCTTTTAGCGTGATGTCTGATAGGTAAGGTCGAATCTTTTCGGCAACCGGTTCGGTGAATGCCATGCCAAGAATTCCAGCCATCCCGAGCCTACCGAGACCATCTTTCCAGGTCTTCGGCATGAAAAGACAGAACGTAAAAAAGGCAGAACCAATCGATAGCGAGATATACACGAATCTCGCCTGCAAATCCGAATAGGTGAATGGCTCGATGACCGCGAAGATCGTAGGGATTGAAGCGACAGTGATAAGCCCACCGGCGTGCGTAACGTTATGAATCGCAAGTTGGGTTGTCGTTGCCGTTGCTGATGTCACAATCGCCATTAAAACCACCCTTTCGGTAGATGGCCTGCGTCTGTGCGCGCCACGTTATTGATGACGAGTCTTCCCGGCCGAAGATTTGGCATGTTGCCGACGCGGACCAGGTTCCCAACGTACGAGCTTGACCCGTTATTCACGGTCAGTGACCCGTCATCACCGTTGTGCGCCCAGATAATCGGGCAATCGGAAATCTGGCTGTCCATGTTGCAATGGCTGATGGTCATGTGAGACGGACCAGAGCCGAGCACAATACAATTCTTTGCCCAAAAGCCGGTTGTCTCTTTGTCCAGACCGGCTCGTTGATGGAACTGCGAATTCTCAATTAAGCATTGGCAAACAGTTGTCGTTGTTCCGAAGACAACGCCGACAGCCGATTCCTCAACACGGTAGTCCCGGATTGTCGCTTTATCGCAGTTCCCCAGCATAAACACAACGTTCTTCACGCTCGAAGACGACCCGCTTTGAACGACAACAGAACTGGCCCCATCTGTCACGAGTCCGTAATCACAATCACCCATTTGCAACATTGTGAATAGGTGATTCAGGGTGTTGAAGTCCGATAGTGAGACGCACGTACCGCATTGAGAAACTGCCAGATTTCGGTATTCCATCTCTGATGCCGCTTGCAATTTTGCACGATCGCCGACTTTAACCCCGGTCGTGAATCCAGCAACGGTTAAATGATCCCAAACCGATTGCCCGCTGCATGTCCCAAACGATCCGTTCGCGTTTGGGTGCGTTGTGGCAACTTCGATTCCGATCCCGCCATTCTTTCGACCGCTTCCGCGAACCTGGAACCCTTCGAAGCGATAACCCCACTGTCGATCTACACGGACAGCTGATTGAGTCGGGTCCGCCATGCGAGTGAAGTCGAGAATCGATACCTGTGCCCCACCACCTACAAGAGAGGTAGGGAAATGCTGATCGACTTGATGGTCGAGGACAAGCGGACTGTAAAAGAAATGGACTCCAGGAGGAATAACGACCAGGCCACCCGCTGCGACCTGCTGGCGAATTGTCTGGACGGCTACGGATTCGACAACGATAGCTTGCGGGATTTGTTCCGACGACGGGTTAATCCCGATAATACACGTCGAAGCAAAAACCAGCGAAAGTAGGAATGCACGAATCATTATGGTGCTGCCAGTGTTGCAAGTACTTTTGGTTGGATGTAAGTGTTGGCCAGTGCTTGACCGGCCGACGACCAGTGAATTTTGTCGCCCAAGAAATTGGCCGCCGTTCCTACCGAATAGTTGAGATTCGCGTCGGCTGCGGTATCAGGGCTGTCGTAGAAATACGTTCCTTTATCGGCACGGATCTGCGCGTTTACAGTATCGCACCAAGGATTCAAATCAACACGGTCGCCGCGGTACATCACGGTGTCAAAGAGAATCCGTGCAGCCGGGCAACCAGCCAGAATCGTAGCAAAGTATGCGCGATAATTGATAATAAACTGAGCAGCCGACACTAAGGTCATATCATTTGTTCCGCACTTTACATGCAAAACTTTTTTACCTTGCATAGCATTGAGCGACAAAATTGCATCGGCAGCACGAAGGGTCAATCCGTTTGTATATGTCGCCCCGGCGATAGATGAACCGCTTTGGGCGAGGACAGGCGAAATCGTGTTTGCGGGGAGATTAGGAAATGTGAGTCCCGGAAAGCAAGCTGAAACCGTGGGGGTAGCGTTAAGTGAATCACCTTCCCACAAAACGCCACCATTTGACCATGAGGCAAAAGTAGCCCCGCGTGGAGCAACAATACCCTTCATGCCTGCGGAAATCGCCCGAATTTGACCGTCAGTATGCGATGCTTCATACCACCCAAGGCAACCGACCTCACCAACAGTATTGATAGCAGGCGAACCGTTCGACAAACTAAATAAATCTATCGCTGAATTTGTAAATGCAGCGTTCGGGTTTTTAAATGTTTCAATTAAAATCCCATCAAGGTAGATTTTAAAGACGCCGTTGTTCCCAGAATCGTTACTCTGTACTGCCAAGACGTGCCACTGACCGTCTACGGGTGTTTGTAATCTTGTGGTTAATGATCTGTTGTTTGAGTACATCTGGGCAACGGAACCACTACTACTTAATGTTGCTTTTAGATAAACATTAGTCGTAATATCATCGGCAGCAAGTAGCCAGTTGAATGACGAGTTACCCTGTGATGCGATTTTGAAAGCGCCGTACAGCGTGAAGTTCTGAACCGAAGTGCTCGCATTTTTTAAGGCGACCGCCAACGTCGAAGAGGTTGACGGAATGCTAATCCCACGGGCGACCCATGATTGAGTACCGGTCGGGATAAGTCGAGCATGAAGACCGGTTCCGTTGTACGTCGGGGCCGAACTACCCGGAACAATCTGGATTTGATCGACGAGAATGTCAGACGCGGCAAGAGCAGACCCGATTTGGCAAAAGGCAAACGCATTACAAGCGGTGGCGATTGTGAACGTGTAACTAAAAGGTTGCCATGAAGCTGAGACAGTGTTATCCGACGAATCAACGCTGTGAGTGACATCACGAAATCGGAAAGTGTAAGCCGATCCGTCGAATGACTTGGCCTGCACTTTGATCGTGTACGTCCCGGCTGGCAACGTGAAGTTAGTCGTCTGTGCCCATTTCGTCGCACCAGTAGCCGTGCATGTTACGCGGGTAGCGGTCGGTTGCCCATTGACGCCAGTTTGACCGCCGGTAACTGTGACCCCGGCCCCCTGCGTTGTAGTGTACTTCGACGTGATCGTTTCCGGGGCGTACCAGATGTTCGTGTCGGGGACCGTCGTGTCTAAAGAGTTTTTAAGGATTAACCCCGAACCTTCATTAAGAAGGTAAAACGCGGTCGCGCCGGGGAACGAACCGGGAGAAAATCCAGCGATGCCGCCGAATTCCCCAAGGCTCAATCCGAACCCGATTCCCATAGGCATTACCACATCCCCACAAGGTTAGTCGCGGTCGTGCCAGTTGAGAAAATTTGCGTGCATCCAACCGGGAGAATTGTGCCCGCTGGAACCGCCGTGAACGTGATCGTGTTCCCGTTGATGGTGACGAGCTTAATATCACCGGCACCGCCAACGTACAAAGCACGGTAACAGTACAATCGCCCGCCGACGCCAGTAATCAACGGAGTTACCCCATCATTTTTAACCGCGACTTCGGCGTCCTGGCATGGTGCGGTATTGCTACTGTTGCTTAGCGTTCTCGTATCGGCCACGGATATTCCCCCTGCACGTCAAAACTGAGTAGCAGGGGTGATTATTGTCGAAGTGGTTGCCTGCTATTTACTACTTAAACCAACCTTCCGGACCTTGCCCAATAAAATCGAGATCGACATCATATGACTCACAAGTCTGGCAAAACAATCCTGGCATCGCTGCTTTGATACCCTTTGCACATTTCCCGGCGCAAAGCCAACCATTGCAACCGGGACGAAACTCGTCTCGCCCTAAATATGAATCGCATCGATCTGGCCGAGGAATGACCGGAAGAGACGCAGCAACGGCAGGCGAAGCAGACTTCACAAGCGGGTTCGCAAACGATACCGATCCGGTGTAGGTCGTGCCGTCTGAGTTTTGGCCGCATTGTTTCCACGACGATAACACCGGGACCAATGCCATGCTTGACATATAGCAACCAGTCGAAATAACACCGGGTACGCCATTTACCACTACGGTTGTTTCGCCGCCGCCAAATAATGCCGAAGAAGAACAAGCAGTACAGTAAGCATTTGCTGATACGATTGGTGACGCACCGCCATTGCAATCCATTGAAAATATGCAATGCCCTTTATCGGAGATCCCCGTATCCATGAAATAACTAACGCCCAATGGATTCGACGGGTCGTATCCCCACGCCATTCTTGTGACGTCTATCCCCCATTCAGGAGGCGGGTAAGATGCCCATGATACTTGTCGAGGAGGGAATAAAACTAAAGCAATTATGCTAGTAAAGTTCTGGATCGTTCCTGTTGACGTTAGACAAGGAATCAAACTGAAAGACTGTGCCGGGTCGTTACCCCAAACGCACGGGCAATATGTTTCAACGTTACCCCCTGTCGCAGATGGGCAAGGGTCTTCAATGTAATGCGACGTGCTCGGATATGTATCACCGCCTAAATTTCTACACGGCGAAAGCGTAGTACTAATAAGCGTGACGGCGCCACGTATTCCAATTCCCCCCGTTACTTGCTTGAGGCGAATTGTATTGTTGAAACTGCTGCAACTGCACCCAGCCGATGGGAACGCCGCTGCAACAGGAGTACCGCTAAAGGTGCATACAAGATCGTATTCAGAATAATACCCCTTCCCGTTGCACCCATAGCACTGGCAACAGCATTGACCTTCGCAATCGATTGTTACTGATGTTGTTGCCATGATTTACCAAAGGTCGATATCGATATCGGCTGTAGTTTTCGCAAGTGTTATACTGCCAAGTGAGCAAGTTATTGAAGCGTCAGTCAGAACCGTAGTCTTAGCTGCCTTAATCGCATAGCACTTCGTCACCCCATCCGATGCATATCCAATAAAGTTTGCAGGATACTTTTTACTTGGCTTGGGGTCGGCTGATCCTAAATTGATAACGCGAATCGTATCAACAGATACATACGCACCAGTCGAAGACAATGTGTATTCGGAACCAGCATAGTAAGGTAAATCTGTGCCGCCGGGAGTTATTAACGTGCCCACTCCAATTTGCACAATATGCTGTTGAGCCGTTCGAATTGCATAGCATTTCGTTACCCCATCGACTGCAAAGCCAACGTAAGTAGCGGGATATCGTTCGCCAGACTTCGGAGTAAATGGGCCGGTGTTGATAGCCCGAACCGTCGCACCGGTTGACCACGCACCGGAAGACAAACTCTGTTCAGTCGCGGCATAGTAGGGGAGATCGCCACCGCCCGGAGTGACTAGCGTTCCGGTTGTGATCATTACCGCTTTTTGAGCCGCCCCACTTCCACCCGATAAGTCTCGGGTCGCGTTCGCTCGACCATTCCCCGCGTGATCGATCATAAACCCGGCATAGTTTCGATATGCCATCCACGAGCCGCTTTTTGAACCGTATTGATCATTACAAAGCGGTAGATCAACAGTCGTATCGTAAAGCAGGACCGCGTGATTCTCTCGATGCCCTCGACCTGTTTCGCCCGGCGGGATTTCGGCCTCACTGTTGACGATAACCCGAGCGTTGCCGTCGATGGTTGGCTTTCTGACGAGCCAATTCCCGTCCACGTCCTGCCCGTTGTCTGTCGGTGGGTTGGCAACGACTTCCATCAACGCACAACCTGGAATCGTTTCCGCCGTCGTGTTGTAAACTGGTAGCCAAATAGCCCGAGCATTGAAATCGATCACGCTCCACCCCCCAATCGTCTCGCTGCGGCCTGGGCACCTTGACGCAGAAAGTTGACGCTCGGTCCTTTGTCGCCAATGTTCCTTTGTACTGCGTCTGGATCCGCTGCGAGATTTTCCCGGTTTCGTCTTGCACCGTACGACGGCAAGTAGGTCGAGAATTCGCTGTTCGTGCTTGCGTGCGTGTAGATGCCGCCTTGATCGATCGTGAATGATACTTGTTGAATCAACCCGTTAGGATCGATCTTCATGATCCCGTTCCATTTCAGGATTTGTGCGGCCTTCGTTTGGTACTTCGCTGCCATGCCTAAAAGGTACTGTTGAGCGCGGAGAGGTCCATCGGCATCTTCTGGTGGTGACTTGATCGAGTTGAGGTGGTTGGCCGCATCGTCGTAAACGCCTACCACGTTCGCGATCACGTCATCCTTGATGAGATACTCGGGGAGTGAAACGCCCCCGTTGAGCGGATAATAGAACGAAGGGCGTATCTCGGTCCACGTCACGGGATCGCGAACGGTGACAGCACATTCGAGAATCAATTCAGGATCAAAATAGATGCCTTGCCCGCCTTGATCCGGCGCCCGGAAGACAGGCTCGTTAAACGTGATGACCTGAGCAAACGCATCGACAGAGAAATCCACTTTCAAAAGTGTCATCGGGTCGGTGTTACTGCCCGAGCGGGTGTTCCACAAAACTGAACCTGAACCGCATTGAAGTGAGAACTGGCCATAGACACGAGCCGTCTGATTCCGTGCGATACCGTTGTAGTATTCGGGAAGAATACCGCCGCCGAGCGTTCCTTGTACTACTTGCGGATTGAGTGCGATGCCGCCCTGCAAACGTGGCGATGGCACTACCTGATCGACTTTGTGACCGCTAATGACAAGCTGACGTCGATCCTTAATCGGCCCCAATCCTGGGACGATGATCGGCTTGAACGGTGCAGAAGTTCCGAGTCTTCGAAGTCGTGCATTTTTGTGCGCAAATTCAACGTCCTCGTCCATGACCCGATACGATCGCCAGATTGACCGAGCCGCCAGTTGTCGGGCCTCGTAAAGCGACAAGCGGTTTGTGCTCTGGATGCCTGGGAACGTCGGCGGTACTGCCTTTGACCAGTCCGCAATCAATACGTTTTTATGCGGCTGTGTGATTCTCGCATCGAACCGGCTGCGAGTCGTGCTACCGCCCGTGATCGTGCATCGGATATCGAACGGTTCTGGCTTCGATGCGGTTAAGGTCATAACCGATGCCGAAGTCAATACGCATGTAATCCCAAACGATCGAGTCCAGACGTTTGCGTTGATCAAAGTCACCAACGCCGAAAGAGTCGACGCAGTGAATGATTCGTTGTTGAGCCACGCGGTCAACGTCGCCGAACCGGAGGTCGCATCGATCGCCGGTCTTACTTCGCATCGTGTGATTTGATTCTGGTTTCCGGTTGGGTTCTTTGGTGCATAGCTCGCGTCGAGTTGATCGACGTAATGATTGTGCCCGTCCCATTCGAGGGCCACGGGTTTCAAGGCCAACCGCATTTGATACTCGGTTGGGGCACCGTAAACGCCGACAGCAATCGGCGTCTCTGGTGCCGTGACAGCCAGCGATGAGATCGAGATACTTCCACCCTGCGGAAGCGGGATGCCGCTGCCGAGACGGTCGATTAAAAGACGATCCTGGTACGGTTGAAACATCACCCGACAGCCGTACCGCTCGCATAAGTCCGAAAGGGCGATCGCTGGGGGGATGCCGTCCCAATTCACGGGGGGGTTCGCCGCTGATAACGGGTAGTTCTGGCCCGTTTGTAGATAGTTGATTTGCTTCGCACCATCGGCCTTCGACAACCCGTCAGGCAATCCGTTGATCAAATAGTTCGTGATGCCCATCGCCTCGATGCAGAGCAGAGCCAGTTCTGTGGGACTGCGGATCGTCCACGGGATAAGTTTGTTGTTCGGGTCGAGTTGGTTGTAATGCCCGCCACCGCCGGGGAACGTACCGTATTCCCACTGCCAACGTCGATCAAGAATTTCGAGCGTGTAAATGAATCCATCACCCGAGAACGCGGCCGTCATCTTCTTAAGTTTGCATTCCTTCAACGCACCGCCCATGATCCCGTCCGACCAAAGCAGGTCGCCGAAACTGGCTGGCGGATCGTTCTGAGGATTCGTGACAATCAGGGCCGTGTTTGGGCTCGTGCCGTGCTGGCAGTCGTATCGAAACGAACGAACCCCGTTTTTAATTCCGGGGTAGGTCACATTCGGGATAAGCGTGCCCGGCGGGAGCGACATTTTTCACCTTGAATTATCGACTGAAAGTAGAAACCCGCCTGTAGGCGGGTTCGGTAACTCATGTTATTCAACGACTTACGGAAATCGGCTGCCGGATTTTCATAATTAAGCTGTTTTTCTCGGCATCACACTTAAATCGATATAGCCAATTCCGTCTTCCATGTGAATGCTCCACGCTAATCGGCCATGAGGCTTAACGGTCGGGTTCGGATCTTCCTTCATTAACCAGCCATGTACTTCGATTCGTAATGTTTCGGCAAGTTCTTCGGCCGATACCGCGTCTTCGGTCCACGGCACCGCAATAACGTCGAGGTCTCGCTTGAAACTTCCGTGTAAAGCAATCGCGTATCCAAGCCGTTTTGCAACTGGCAAAAGTTTTGGAACAACATGAAAAAAATAATACGGAACCATCGCAAATGACCGTGGCTTGTTGTCATCTTCGTTATTCACAATGTTCTCCTTTACGCTGCCGTCATTACGATCGAGAACGAATTGCCGATCTGTGAAGCCGCGGCACTTTCCTTATCGAAGGTGAATCCGCCAGCACAGTTGATCCGCTGCGGGTTGTACAACGCGGCCCCCTCGGTGAACGTCGAATTGGCAACCGTTATCGGTCGTGAGTCGCCCGTGAAGTCGACAATAACGCCCTCCCCCCTTGCGGTGATCGCACCGTGGCTCGTTGTACCGGTGCAGATGTATTGGCCCGCCGAATCGGTCATAGACACGGTTCCCGGCGTACCCTGGTCCTGCTTCCAAATACCGTCGATGATCGTCAACGCTGTGAATGAACCGTTGCTCGTGACTGTCCCGCCGTACTGTCGGGCCGCTGTGATCGTCGTGACACCGAGGCCGATGGACACGACGGGATCGACGTCTGTCGCTCCCAATGACCCTACCGGGCCTTCTGTTCCAACTCGGAACGATGACAGGTCGATCGTCTCGCCAGCCGATGGAGCAATCGCCACGGACCCACCGTTGATCGTGAGCGAATGCTGAGTGCCCGACGCTGCCGAGATCTGGATTGCGTCCGCTGCGTTTGAAGTTGATCCGTTCATAACTCTGATCGGGGTGGCAGTCGTGCCCATGATCTTCAACCGGCAAAACGACGGTGCGGTAGTCCCGTCGCCGATGTAGACCGCCGACGCGGATTTGATTTGCAGGTGAAGGGTTCGATATTCGTAGTAGCTGTTTGGATCCGCCGGGTTGACGCCGTGCCGGTCTGGTAGGCCAATATTCCCACCCATGAGTTTCACGATGCCGAGATCGAGGGCAGCGAGTGCCGTGATGTTGTAAAGAATGTCCGGTGTGTTCGGTGGTTTCGTAAAGTCGTCGGATGCGGAAGGCAGCGTGCCGGTATCGTAGTTGTTCACGTTGTCGGCATGGTTCGGTCCGGTCGCGGCCTGGGTCGCGGTCGTGGTTAACGTGGTTGTACCCGTGACTGCCGTCGTGAGAGTGAACGGGGTTCCTGCGATCGTGCTCGTGGCGGTAAAGAATGCTGTCCCCGCAATCGTCGGGTCGACCCAAGTAATCTCGGCAAACTCGGGTGCGGTCCCTGCTGAGATCAATGCCTGAATCGCGGTATAGAGTCGACCGGCCAACACTGCGGCCGTGTCGCCGACGATCGCCGTAGCGGTCGCAACCTTTCGATTGATCGTTACGCTCACCGTATCGCCGGTGCCAATCGTCCCGGCCACGGTCAACGTTGTGATCTGTGGGACGGCAAGAGCCCGCCCTTGCCATGTTTTCAGTGCCATGATTTACCCGATGTAAACGTTTGGGAAAAGCGGTCGGGGAAGCGGACCCGGAAACTGGAAAATATATTTCCAGTTGATCGTGTATTCCGTGCCGTTTGGCTTCGGTGTCTTCCGCTCGACCGATTGTAATTGATTCGGCTGGTATGCCACGGGAAGAACGGGGAGAGGCGGGGTCGGGTAAGCAAGATATCCGGTCGCAGATCCCTGCTGAACCACCTGCACGATCGAGAACGGGAACGTCCGAACTGGAACCGGTGGCCCGTTGAATGCGTTCTGCCAACTCACTTGCGATCCGCCGTTACCTACCTGGCTGACTGATTCGGTGTAATCGAGGATCGCACCAGCCGCCCCGCTGCTCGGATATGTCGCTTCGGCCGAAAACTGGAACGTCCGGCCAGTGACGAGTTCACCGCCCCGCGATTCAGGGAACGAGAAGTCTGTTACGACAACGCCGGGATATTCTGCACCAGTCGAGAGCAGACGGATCGAGGTTAATGCGTTGTTGTCATCGTAAAGCAGGAAATTTCCGCCGACTTGCCCGAATGCTGTCTCAAGTTGAAGTTGAAGTGCCGATAACGGCTGTGATCCAATAGCGAGTAATTGCCCTTTGCCGTTCAGGATTGTTTTGTATTTGTACGGTCGACCGCCAGCCGTTTCAGAGACTTGCGTCCGCGTCGTGAATTCCACGCCGTTGACTTGGAACGAGTATTGACCGTAGACTGCTCGCACATGACCCTTCCGGTTGTTGTCTCCCTATTTTCTGCTGTATGGTTGCCTGCAAAGGTTCAGCCCGCGTATGATGACCGCATGAACGACCCAACTACAAGAGCGTTTCAACTTATCGTGACATTTTTCCTTACGATAATCACGATAGTTTCATTCGCCCACTTTTTAGATCACTGCTCAAATTTATCCGACATCCATCAGATGCAAAAACTATACGAGAAACGTAAACAATTCGATCCAGTCAGTCAATCCATTTCATATCAAATGGTCGATGACGAGATGATCCGGCTCGTCATCAAGAACCAAAACTGTGCCTACCTCTACAACATGAACGCCACTTTGAAACGCCGATAACTACGGTTGGTTTGCTCCAAGTCTGATACGTGCTGCAAGGTCATTAATCGCAAGCGGGATGTCGTTCTTCAAGAAATCGAGCAGGTCATAAAGGGCTTGCTTCGCAGCCAGTGCCGTTTCTGCGACACCCTCGTCCGCTGTTTGCTGTGCTGCTTGTTGCTCGATTCTCTTCTGATCAAGTTGGTTCCGAATGCCCCCGAGATTCCCGAGATCACGGGCATCTTCCGGAGCGAGTTGGCGTAACCGATCTGAGTACCCATCCCCGAGATTGTTGCCCGCTGATTCGGACATCTTTTGCACTTCGAGCGGTGCTACAGAAGCAGCTTGTGAAATGAGTTCGGCCGGTGCGTTCTCAATTCCAATCTGCTTCAATGCTTCGAGCGCGGTAAGGCCGGACAGTCGCCCGCCTGCACCCATGCCGCCGAGCCTGGTCGCGGTACTCGATGCCGTCGATTCTCGCTGTGCAAGGATATCAATTTCATTCTGTCGCTGGGCAATCAGTGCTTGTGCTTTCCCTTTGCTCGATTCGCCGATCTTTATGCGAAGATTAATAGCTTCAGCATCAGTTTGTTCACGAGCCTGATTGACCTTTTTAAGATCTTCATAAAGAGCTTGAGCTTTCTGGGATGATTCTTTTATTGAATCTTCTGAACCTGCTTTTGTCTGCCCGACGTGGAAGTCAAATTCCTTTCTGATCGCTACTTCGACTTCGGTTAGTTTCGCCGCCTTGCCACGGTTCGCTGCATATTCTCCGCTCGCTTTGGCTAGTTCTCGTTCAGCCATGACAAGCTGAGTCTGACCCTGCAAACGGATTCTGGCTTCGCGGTCTTCGCGTTCACCTGCCGCTGATGATCGATCAAACGTATTGATTCCGGGGAGCCGGTTCCCTCGAACCGCTGCAAGTCCGTATGCTGCGTTCCGAATCTGTTCCTGGTATCCGACCGCTCGCATTTTCCCGGTATTAACATGCCCTTCAATGATGCCGAATTGCTGTGCTTTCTCCTCAGCTCTTACGGATGCACGTTCACGGCCAATTTCGTAATCAGTCCCGAAAATAGCATCCGCAGCCTCAAGAGCGTATTTGCCGCCTGGAATCGAAAGAGCATATTGGCGATCACGATTTGATTGACTCATATGCTCGTTCTGAGTCGCCTTGCGATATGCAATCGTGCTGTCGAGAGCGGTTCCGCCGGCGGCGAGTAAACCGCCTGCGATACCGGCAAATCCTGCGGCACCTTTCAATCCGTACGCTTCCAGTGCGGCGCCAATCGCCTGGCCCGAGCCGATGCCAGAGCCAACGCCACCGAGACCCGTTGACGATAAGCCAGCGAGAGCAAGAGACTGACGGGCCGATGCCCGCTGGTTTCGCTGTGCTGCAAGTTTCGGATCTTCAATTACGCCACGTCGAATAAGTTCCGATTGAATCGCCGCTCGCTCGTGAATCGCTGCCGTTGCTCGATCCGCTGCATCACTGACATTAAATTCCTGCTTCATCACTTTTGCTTGTTTCGTCACTTCCTCGATCGACTTTTTGAGATTCGTATTGTCGCCAGAGAAAACGATTTTTGTTTCGACTGTATTGGTTGCCATTATCGAGCCCTCGTAATTGCCGCAAGGATTGATTCGATCAAACGCTGTTCACGATCAACGTCTCGTTGCTTCTCTGCTTCATCCGCCACATGGCGGAATAGGGCCGCATTCTGTCTGACAATCGGATCGTCGGGGAATGATCCCACAGCTCGGCATTCAAGATAATGCTGCCACGCCTTAGCAATTATCGGCGTCATCTCGACTGCGTGTTCCCTGAGTTTCTTGTACGTCGCCGGGTTCTTTGGTATCTCAATTCCCTTTTCGTCGAAGACTCGTTCAGGAACTTTCTCACAGTCGTGGCATGGTGTCATTTTCCCGAGATTGACGAGCGGTAATCCCGTCCGCTTGTGGTTTCGAACCCGTCCCGCATCGTCGTAAATGTACGACATGCAATCGGAGCACGATCGATCCCATTTTGGGCGCGCGAGTTTAACCCACAACGCCCTTACGATTTTTTTTGATTGTCCTTCGCCTTCGTATCCGATTTCAGAATCGCCTCGCGAAATTGTCTGAGAAGATTCCAGTCGCGACATTTCAAGAACGTGTCTTTCGAAATGGGAATCGGTTTTTCATCCGGTCCGATTACGTCCCATTCACCCATGTTCTCGGCAAGGAATTCAGCATAACCGTTCGCATATGCGTCCGGGTTGGCGATTGAAAGGGCTTCAAACTTTGCAAGCGAAAGTGGGGTAGGCGGTCGGAATTTGAATTTGACCGCCTCACTCAAATCGGTTGGCTGAGTCTCGCCGGGGAAATCGAAACCGTCACCCATCAGAATCCGTGCCATAAACGCCTCATGATTAGGTTCGTAATTGAACCTTGAACGTTATAGGTGAATTTGTGCCGTCGAACTTTGCCATTCCCGAAACGGTTGGCCGAATTTCATCGCGTCTGGGCAGGTCGATATCAGGTAGCGGGAAGATGACCGATGGCAGATTGATTTCAAGGTACTCGGTTGTCTGAACCGGGTTCCTCCACCGCATGACAACCGGATACGGTGTCAGTCCTCGCAGGTCCGATGCGTAAATGTTCTGTGCATCGTCCGCCTGCATTTGGAACTGGCATCCGATGTCACGAGTCCGCTTACGGAGACCTTGAACGGCCAGCGTGTGAGGACGTCGGCCGCGGTCAAGGCCGTAACTGCATGTCAGACTGATCGAGAACGCAAGACGGCTCGTGCCGTTGATCGTGAACACACCATCGAGGCCCGTCGCCCCGTCGCCGGTAAGGTCGGGGAAACAGAACGGCGAATAGACGTTATCGAAGTTTGAGAGGGCCGGGAACGTGGTCGTGTTTTCGTACCCGGTGCCAACGCAATTAATATCGAGACCGAGCAACCCACCGGGCGAACTGCGGATCGTCCACGAGTCAACCGATAGGTTGGTGTAGTTGTGATAGAACGGCGTACCGCCGCGATCCTCGACGCCCTGGGCGCTGAATAACGGGAGATCATTGCCGGGGGTGTAGACGATCGGCGTTGTCCCAGCCGATGAGCCACCGAGCAGGATCGGCAACAGGTACGTCCATTCGATCGCTGTCGGTTCAAAACTGAACGTCGGTTCCACGGGCAGGCCCGTAACTCGCATTCGGTTCGTACGGCCCGTAAGCGATGCGTTTTGACCATTCGAGTCAACAATCTCCTGGCTCGCACCGATGCGGCCAGTCACGTTGTCAATGAGCTGAGTCGCGGGCAAAGTTCCCGCTGAATTCTTAATCGCCCACTGCATGAATGTGGTAATCGACGGGCCGGCCATGTTATCTCCTTCGCGGTAGTCGGGCGGTCATCACGACCGTAGTCGCCGCCCCGAGTTGTTCGAACTTCTTTTCTTCGATGCCTACCGCACCCTGCGGATCGACTTCACAGAGCCAGACGTACGACGGGACGCCCGCCGGGCGCCGGTTGTGAAAGATATCGGCAATCGCTCCGAGGAAATCGGTTGGGTTCGGCCCGTTTCTCTCACCCGAATAAACGCCTGACGAACCAAGTGCCACGACAACAGAGAACTTGTAATCGTCTCGCCCTGATGAACCACCGACCGGGTTGGCCTGGGCGTACAAGTAGCACGAGACAAACGGTCCGTCAGCGAGATCGGGGTCAAACTGATCCTGTTCTTTGACCGACAGAACGTTCGTTAATCCGATCGGCGGGCTCCCAAGAACACGATCGGCCTCGATCAATGCCGCGACCGCTGCCCGAATCTGTAGATGGTAATCATTGATCATGCTTTCCCGCCAAACATATATTCGATGACCATTTGCGTTGCATCGTCCACCGCCTGTGGGGTGAAACCGTTGAACGGACGAGCCGGGATCGTCACGCTTGGGGTCAGCCAGTACTGTGCGATGAGACCGTGGCCCGCACCGGCGTTTGCTGCAATCGCGTCTTCGCTCGAATTCGTCTTTCGCTTTTTAAGTTTGCCGGTCTTCGTTTTCTGCTGTGCTTCGACGAGCAGGATCTTTCCCTTTTTCGATTTAATCAGCGTCAGTTTCCGAGGGAACCGCAAAGGGCCATCCGCTCGAACCGCTTCTCGGGTAAGCGGGATCGCCAGCATTTTCCCTTTCTTCGCTCGAACCACGCCGCCAGCGTTCATCAAATTAGCCTGGATCGCATTTGTTCCTGCACTCGCCCCGTGTGGCTCGGCTTTGCCTACGATCGTGTTTCTGAACTTGCCAGTGTTTAAGAGCGGTTTCGTTCCGCCCTGCGGCCTTGGCTTGATCGGCACGAATGGCTTTCCGTCAGGGCTCGTGCCTTTGTTGATCGAACCTTTCATGTCCGATGCGAGTAAAACGCCGACTCGTTTACCAAGTGGTTCCGGAATATCGAGAAGACCGGAAGGCACAGTTGCCGCCGGTCCGATCGCGGCTTTGACAGCGCCGCCCAACGCATCGACGCTTACCGGTTCCGCCACAATGGATCCTCTTCGAATGTCGTGTTGTCGGTGGCAACAATGAATCCATCTTGCCACGCATCGTAGTTGTCCCCGTCAGTATCGAACTGCGTCATCCGTCCCGATGAGACCTGATTTGGGCCAACGACGAGATCCGGGGTCAAAACCGAACCGCTGTCATCCGTCAGGATCGCCGCCGGATCTTTCAGTTCCTTATCGATTCGGGCAAGTTCTTTTTGCTCTGAGTTGTTGTCGTCTTCGCCCTTACGCTGGTTGCCGTAGCCAAAGGCATACGCACATGCGTAATCGGTGTTGTAAGTGATCCGACCGCTCCACGTATCAATCAGCGAGATCGAATAGCCGCGACCGTTCAGAATCATGATGAGGCGTTGATAGCCTCGCAATACCGCCCGCGTGCATGCGTTGTTCCAGTGCGGGGGCAAAGTCGATGAGGAACTTTGCCCGAGTTGGGAAAGCACATATGCTTCGACGGCAGTCGCGTTTATGTACGGTCCTGGCATTGGTCACTTCTGCTCGTGGTCGGGTTAAATCGCAATCGGTTTGGTCGGTGCTGGTGGCGTTGCAGGCGGGGCAGTGTTCGCCGTCTCAGCCAACAGTTTTTTGCATTGCTCGATTTCGAGCAGAGCCTTGTCACGCTGACTCTTATACGTCTCGATGTCGTTGACCTTCTGACTCAATTCCGCCGTGAGTGCCTTGGTTTGCTTTTCGAGGTCGAGGCACTTCGCGTGAAGAATATCGATCTGCTCGATCGCTTCCTTGTGGTCGGCCATTAACGCCGTATGAGCGATGACGAGATCCTTCGATGCCTCGGGCGATGCTGTCGCAAGAGTTTCCGTCGACACCGTGACCGTCGCCGGGTCGTCCGTCCACGAACAGAGTTTCTTTTCGACGAGGATGTCCGGGTTCGCCTGGGCAAGAGCGTAAGCAGGGACAACATCATCCCGTTTGAAGTCGCCCACTTCCGTAGCGAGGATGCGGAGATTATCCATCTTGTAGTTGGCCATGATTGGACCCTGAGAAAAGAAAAAGACCGCTGCTTTGAGGGCAGCGGTCCGGTTGTATTGCCGCCGGTACGATTCTATTGAATCATTAGGACGTTCGGATAGCAATCAGTGCGGTCGGGTAATAGATCCCGATCCCACCGTTAAACCCGTGATGCACTTCGATCGATCGCGGGACTCGGGTTTCGCCGAGGTCGATGACCTTCGAGTAAATGCCATCGTCCGCTTCGCTGGCCGAGTTGATGTTCCGAGTGCCGATGAATTCGCCGAGCCGTTGGCCGTTCGGTCGATCACCAACCCAAATCAAATCGCCGTCCGGAATGAACATCGTGTAAGTCGTACGGTCACGCGGGCCCGTTTGATACGCCTTGTTGTACTCAACGATCTGAGGCAGATTGTTTGCCACCAGAATCTTCGAATTCAAATCTTCGAGACTGTTGATCGTCGAGCCGACTTCGAGCCGTTTGCCGCCGAGGTCGCTGGCATTCGTGTTGTTGAGCAGGTAGTTGATCGTCACGCTGTTCGCAAGCAGCTTCGAGTTCTTCCCGAAACTGCTGGACGTGTTCCGCTCGGCCGCCGCTTTGTACGTTCGCAGGTCTTTGAGCGGCGTGGCCGTGGCCACAGTGCTCCAACCAACGGACGGCACCTTCGTCGTGATGTTGAAAATGTCCGAGTGGACACTCGTACCATCAGCACGGGCATTCGTGAACGTCCCGAGTCGACAAAAGTCGCTGATCGTCTGACGCATCCGGTTCAATCGCTGGATCATCAGCGTTCGCGTCCGCTTCACGACGAGATCGTCGAGGTCGATCGGATCGCCGAACGTCCCGATACCACGGGCCTCGGTCAACTCTTGCTCGGTGAGTTGGTAGACCGAACCGTAGTAACCTGGCTTCATCTTGAACTGATTGAAGCCGAGTTTTTGAACGAGGCCGGGCTTGCCGTCGAGACCACGAACTTCCATGAGGCCGAAGTCGTTGTCTTCCTGTTCCCAAACGACTTCGTTACCGGCCGCATAGCGGTACGGGAACAGACTGAGAAGGTCGTCGTTTGGGTCGAGGTCGGGAAGCAGATCCTTTTGGATCTGCGACAATTCCGTGCTTGACGGAAACATGAAGGTATCAGGCATGTCACTCGACTCCGCTGTGATTTATTGCCATCGCCGTAAGGCGAACGATTGAAGTTTGTTACCGATTACGTGATTCGCAGGACGCCACCGACCGAGTTGTACGCGGTGCCGATTGCCATGTGCCCGAGGTCGGTCACGGCCGAAGCATCGAGACCAATCAGGTCAGCCACCTTGAAGTAGCCTTGGTAGAAAACCGGCGGGCTGTACGGTTGACCGGTAGGACCGCGTTCCGTGAGGTAGCCACCGTTCACGTCGGCCGTGTAGTCGATTGCGAGGACGCAGGAAGCAACCGTAATCGTGCTGTTGTCGTAAACGTCGACCTGGCCCGCACCAGACGAACCGGGCGTCGTGTTTGCAAATGAAACGGCTGGAGTCGTACCGCCCGTAAGTGCGTTGACCGTACCGAACGATTTGATGAGCACGTTCGACATCACACCGCCGAAGGTGAACACGAGTGCCGTGCCTGGAAGCGGGCCACCGGTCACGGTGCAGTTACCGGCACCGAAGAAAGCATCAACGACCGTTTGGGCCTGTGCTGCCGTGGCGTTGTAAGCGATGCTGCCGGACGTGTAGCCAAGGAACGTGAACTGCCACGTACCGCCGGTCGGCGTGCCCGTGATCGTCAGCGTCTTGACATCGTTTCGAGCCACAACGCCCGTGCCACCGAGTACCGTACCCGCAAGCACGGCCGGGCCGATCGGGAGTCGGGCCACGCTCTTGACAGCGTTTTCCGGAGCGAATGCGGGCTTGAGTTCGTTGTAAGTGAATGACCGCGTTTGCATGATTGTCCTCGGCTTCGGTCGGTATGAGATTCAACCCGCATTCGGGCTGTGTGAGTTTGTTACTTCTGGGCTGCAAGTTCTTTGCGAAGAACGTTTCGGCCCGATTCGGTCGCGTTGAGCAGTTTGGCCCGGCGATTCAGATCAATCTGTTCGGAACCATTACCGGTGCCGAGCGGGTTGGCGTTCGCCGAGAATCGACGATCCGCAGGCCGCTTGAGAAGTTCTTCGCATGCCACTTCGAAAGGGGTCTTGCCCGCGTTCGCAGCACCAGCCGCGAAGCAGTCTTTCTTTTCGTTCGATAACAGGCAGAGATCGGAGATGAGCGGGTTCCGCGCGGCTGGGATCGCTCGCCCTTCGTGAATCGCTTTGTCCACGACTTCCGTCGCCCGTGCTTTTTTCTGTTCGCGGATGCCGGAGATGTAATCCTTCGCCATCGCAACCGCCATCTTCGTATCGTCCTTGTCCTTGACGATTTCGGCAAAAGCTGCCGATAGGTGGTTCATTTGCGTTTGCAACTCGTCGAACTTTTTGGCCGAGTAGGTGGCCCGGCCTGGGTCCATCGAGTCCGGGTTCGGGTTCGTTGTTGCTGGCGTCGGGTTCGTGTCGGCAGTCGACATATTCGCGCCCGGTGCAACCGTGGCCGGTGGGTTAGCCATCGCTGCCGGTGCCGGAAGCGATTTGAGCAGAGCCGCAAGAGCTTCGTCGGGGAGATTGGCAAGGGACGGATCGGCCCCGATGTCGAGACCTTTCGCTTTGAGTTGGGCAATCAGTTCGTCGCGGTTCATCGGGTCTACCTCGCT